ACGCATCTGGAAGGTAAACAAGGATACCGCTGGACAGCTCTAGCGGTAGAGGACGGGGCGGTTTTTGTATAGTGTAACCTAACCAAAAGTCTGTAACACTAGCGGAAATGTGTTTGCCGCCTCGTCCTCACTACCACTTAACTTTGTTAGCCCAATAAGCCGCAGACATCTTTCCTTTGGCTATGTTCTTTGCGTGACGGGCTTTGAATGATTTACGCCGCGCCTTCTGCGCCGCAGTCTTAGGGCTTTTACCAGCACCCGATACGCCTTGTTGCCCAAAGCGGATAGTCTTTACTTTATCACCCACTTTAGCCACAACGACATGGGACTTCTTTGGATGGTTCGGGGTGCGCTTTGGTTTGTTATAGCCGGATACACCAGCTCTAGCCAGCCGAGGGTCTTTCTTCTTAGGCATCTTTCAAGCTCCGTATTCTAGCCACTAAACGCTTCGCCCGGTTGGGCACTTGGTCAAACCATTTCGACTCTATCATTTCCTCTGCTGCGGCATCCCATTCCCGTGCATCTATCCCTGCTTTCATGCCGACAAACTTAGACAGTCTTGGGTAGCCCAGATTGAACATCATATTTGCAATAACAAGCTGGGCTTCCTCTGGCAGCTTGTCAAAGTCCGGGTACAGCCTATGGCAATCCTCTGTAGTAACAGCTATGTCCCTGCGGAATACAAGCTGGACACGCTCCTCAGATACAGGTGTGCCGACAGGCTTCCCATACTCAGGGTCATCTTTTGTAACGAGATGCCCTATGCCGAAGGTCTCAAGGCCAAGGTGGTCTAAATATATCTCGTACCTACAGCCCTCATCTGCCGCAAGCTCCTGTCTGAGCTGGTCTATGTTCATTTCTTTTTCTTAGCTTTCTTAACAGCTTTGAGGTCAGCGCTGGTAATCTTTTTCCGGGGCTTTGCCATAGCTGCAAGCCGCTTTTGCTTTGGGGAATACTTGGAATACGGCATCACTTCTTCCGCTTCTTTGCTGTCTTAGCTGATTGCTTAAAAGCCTTTGCAGTAGGCGCACCCTTGCTGCCTGGCTTTCTCATTTTCTCACCACTGCCAGCAGCTATACGCTTACGCTTGGCATGGATGTTTGCATATAGTCCACGTTTTGCTGGCATTACTTTCTCCTAAACTTGTCTACGCCCTTCAAACCTAGTCCTGCTAGTATAGTAACATATAAGATATTCTGATACCAATCAGGCAGCTCGTTTAGCCTGTCAAAGCCAGCTCTCACTATGCCTTCCATGCCGGGCACAAAGCTGAGTACGCAAGGCGTTAGTATAACGATTGTTATAATCTCGTCCTTCCAGCTATTTTGCGTAGACTCAGCCATGATTAGCTCCCACTTGCTGTCATGCTGGGCAGCAGTTTTCATAATCTCTGACTTAGCTTTTTCTTTCTCAACCTTGCCTTCAAGAAATGTCTGGGCAAGATTACCTACAACGCCTAGTAACTGTATCATTTTGCACTCGCATCATTTAATTGGGATGCCCTATGCCAACCACATCGCAGATAGCATTTGATATATCGCCCCATGCCGACATCCAACACAAGGATAGTTACTTCTCTAAGGTGGGTTAATTCCCACTCAGGTCAGTGGCTAAGCAACAAATCACCTGACCCTATCGCCCCTCTGCGTGACGATTAATCTCCTCTTTCCTTACTGGCTCAGTCAGCATAACGCCGTTCTCATCCACCAGAAAATAAACCTTCTCGCCCCGGAGCTGGCTATCGCTGTATGTGACCAGTCTTACTTCTCTTTCCCCAGCCATATCGCAAAGCTACCTGTCAAAGCCCCAACTACAACAGAGACAAAACCACTGGCCTCAACCGTGCGACCAGCAATGTCTAGCTCATACATATACCAGTCAGTCACCCTGTAAGCCATAATAATCATAGCAAGAAATGCCAGTCTAGGCATCACTTTCCATTCATCCATTATCGTTGCCATTAAGCAGTCTCCTTTAGGTACAGCACCCACCAAACTAAAAGCGCAAAGGCAAAGCTAACAAGTATCATAGCGCAGACGAGGATTGTAATCTCTATGGTTTTCCTTACCTTCCTACGCCTTGCTTCTTCTTCCTGTTGCCGTTGCTTTCTTATCTGCCCCTCTATTTTAACAAACTCATTCCATGCCCCAGGGTTTATAGACAGCATATAGAGCCGAAGCTCCTCGCGTTGCTGACGTATCTTGCGCACGGCAGCCCATGTTTCCATCGCCTCCTCTGCGACAGACTGGCCTTTCTTACGTTTGACTTTGTTATGTTTGGATTCAATTTCATGGCAAGCAGACATCCACCGGGAGATGTCTTGGTGCATGGACTCGATGTCTTTAGCAAAGGCTATGCCTTTCTTGACCGCAGCAAAGGCACTAGCAGCCAGGGCTATTGTGCCTGGGTCAATCATCGCTATTTATCCTTGTACAAGTTCCAGAGTTTCCAGCCTACATATACAATAGACATGATACCCAGCACCAACGCTATCCATTGGTTCATCGCTGGCAGCCAAAGTGGTGCGCTGATGCCCCCGGTGGCTATGGCTAGGTCGTTCTGGTTCATCTTACAATTCCTCTGGCCAGTCGTTGATAGGTGCGTTGCCAGTAGGATTGCCATCGCTATCTACTGGCGTATCATGCAAGGCTAGAAAAGCCGCATGAGAATTAACGGCATCAATCGCCGCCTCAATGGTGTTGGATGCAGTGCGCACAGCCGAACGGTAGGTCGTCACATCTGCTGGCACAGTGTAGTCAGCCACCTCTTGCGCCTTTACTACTTGCCAGTCTGTCGGTGCTAGTAGGTTGCCAGCACGTTCCTTGGTCAGGTTCTTCCAGACGCTCTTAAGCCCCAGCGTTACTAGCTGGTTGCCATCTGCGTCTAAGATAGGATTGTTGTCGGCATCCACCTCATTCACATCGTCCAAAGCCTTCGGGGTGTTGGCATCCCACCAGAAGCGGTTATCGTATGGTGCTGGGTCAGCTTCCCACACCAGCCCTGCGGCAGTTTTCTGCTCGTCTGACCAGCTACCCCAATTCGCTGGGTGCTGTATGCCATCATTATCCGTCCAAGCTCTACCAAGCCGGATAATCTTTTGCGAATATTTCCATGCCATGTTCTATCTCCGTTATCTGGCGTTGGCTGATTTGAATGGGGCTGATGCAAAGGCGAGGAATATGTATGTACCACCTGATGCGTTTATATTTGTATTTGTGCCTCTTAACTTTAAACCGTTGGATAAAAAATCAACATCTACCACAGAACCAGTAAATTCCGAATTAGATAAATTTGGGAACAAAACATTGTTTGCAACATTGTAAGAATTTCTAGTGTTGTCATAAATTTGCCAGCTTGCAGTTGCGTTTGTTGAAGATTTAACCATCACAAAAGCTGGCCTGAACCCACAGTGTACAAACGTGCCATCTGCCGAGCCATTGCCCGTGTATGAGCCGCATTTCGAGTAGGATTCAACCGAATGAAAACAGTAGGCTATATGGGCATCTGTTAAATAATTAGCGTATAGCCCAACTGAAAACACACTAGATGTTGGTGATGTATTGTTCCAGTAGTTAATGTTTGCGGCAAATGCGTCAGTATTATTTAGAACCAATCCACCAGTATTGCCAAGTGACGCGTGATAAACAGTCCAGTTGACAACACTATCTCTATTTTTAACAATAATCATCTCAGGCGCACTATTAAGTCCGTGACCGATTGTTGCCGCACCGTTTGTAGCTGTCCAGCTTACTATACTAAACCCTGCATCGGTATTTGCGCTAACTTGGCTAGTGATAGACCCGTCTGTATTACTGACCGCAGTACCGCCAGCCAGCCAGTTCCATGAGGCATAGGTGGTTGAATTGACGTTGAAGTTACCAAACGACCCCAAGTCAAAACCGTCTGAAGTGAACTGATACAATTCTCCAGATGACGTAGTCCCGTAGTCGTATTCCGCATTTGTTGCATTAGAAAACAACGCCTTACCTGCGCCACGCACATCATCAAACAAACCGTGACTGGTTGCGCTACTACGGGATTTAAGCCATGTGAAATCGGGCTGGAAGCCAACGCCTGTAATGCTCTGGGTAGTACCGTTACCAGTATAAAGCACAGTATTGAAATAATCATCTGGCGCAGTGATGGTAGGCGTAGGCAGATTGCCAGTGTTCAGCGCAAGGTAGCCCGAAGGTGGCGCATAGTAGAAGTCACCAACGCCATTGTCATCAGTGTTGCCCTGCGGTGTTTCGTTGCCAGCGAATGAGCTGTCCTGACCGAAGTTGGCTATGAAGGTTTGCGTTCCAGAGCCAGTGATGTTGTTAAACACGGGTGCTAAATCACCAGATAAACTGTCATGAACATAACCTGTACCAGCCCCAAAATCGGCTGAAAGTTGCCAAGTTCCATTGACTGCAATATACCATTTACCATCATCTGCATCCAATGCGATACCTATGATATCCCCTGTGCCAAAACGCACCGCTGTTGATGCTGTAGTGCTACTGCCTGACGGTGGCGGCCTTTCATCTGATTCGCCATCGTTTCCTCGTATCATCCACCTGAAATCAAAGTCAGTTGGGTCGCAAACACCAACCTGCAAAAAGTCAGATGTGTCTGCTACATAACTTGCCTCCCAGTACCACTTGCCTGACGCAATCCCGATAGTGCTTATTGCCCGACAAGTTGATGAAGCTGTGGGGAGAACCGCCTTTAAATTGCCCTCGCTAAATGTAACACCAGTAGATATAGAGTGAACCTCATTAAACACAGCAAAGTTACCGCCAGTAACAGGGCTGTCAGGCACGACATCCGTGTTGTTCAGGGCGTTGGGTGTCCAGTTGTTGCCATTGCCAGAGGTATCGCCAAAGAAGG